TTCAGGTATATCAGTAGGTGCTTTTAATCTTTCAAAGTATGCGTTTATTTCTTCTTCAGTAGCATCATCTTTGAAGACACCTTTGTTACCATCTCTTATAATTTCTTTTGCCATTTAATTTTATTCTACCTTTGGTATTATTACTATTCCGTATTGAGCAAATAATGGAATAAACATTTCTTTATTACTTTGAATAATTATACTATTTGTAAGTAGGTCTCCCATCTCTGCTTTAACTTGTAGATTTAATTGTTTTGTTAATTCTCCTCCTGAATATTTTAATTTATTTACTTCATACCAGTCATATAAATTCATCTGAAATTCATTCCTCATAGCTGGAAGTTCAGCACTAAATAATGGTAACGAAGCTATTTTTGTATCTTTAAACATCGCCATATAATTTTTGTACACAATGCTACGATTAAAATGAGTATTATTTTTAAAGAACTCGTAAGTATTTGCTGATTTATAATACTCTTTAAAAGTTTGAGGCGTTATTTTTAAATTTTTTAATAATGCAAACGCTGTATCTTTAACTGCATAAATATCATCATCTTGTAATCTCATTAATGTATCTAAAGCGTCTGGGTCATTATGTGTAACTTCTTTTCCTTTTTCTAAAGCTGTATGAAGAGTTATTAAATAATTTTTATCTTCTGCACTAAATCTAAACTCTCCAGCATCAAAATCACTTACGTTTATTCTTTCATCTGAAAGATTAAGAACATTAAATAATGCACCTTTCTTTTCAGCTTCATCCCAATAAAGATTTGCAAGATTTTGTTTTCTAATATCGTCTGTAACTGTTTCTTTTTTCCTTTTACCTTCTAAAGCGGATAATTCTTTAGTGGCTAATTCCATTTCTAAATCTTGAATTAAACCTGAGCCTTCTGGTGAACCACCAAAAGCTCCTGTACCTAATTTAAAAGTTTTTAATTCAGTAAGTAATTCTTGTGCAAAAGCAAAACCTTCTTCATCATTTACAGTTGAAACATATTTATTGAACCCCATTATAAATAATTCATTAGCTCTTTTTTTATTTGTTCCAACGCTTATTAAACCATCTGTTAAACCTTTAAGGTCTGTTAAAACTTCATTTGCAGTTTTAGCATCATCTTGACCATCAATAATTGTTCCAGAAATATTATGAGTAAAACTTTTCTCAGTTAAACCTTTAATCTTCTCCATAACTTTAGCTGAGTGCTGTTGGTATTTCTCATTTCTAAATTTAGAAGTAGTATTAAAGAAAGCATTGTTTAATGCTAATGGGTCATAGTTATCTAATTTTTGTTCTTTATAAAAAGCTTTTAATTGTTCTTCATAAGCTTCTGAGAAACCATTAATATTTAAAGAACCTGCTAAATCACTGTCTATATAATGATTATCAAATTTTCTTTTAAATAATCTAGCTTTACTTTGTAGGTCTAGTTCCATCATTTTGTTGTAGTAAAATGGACTAGCTCCTTCAGGAATTTTTCCGTCATTAATTAAATCCTTAAATGACTTCTTATTAATTTCAAAATCTTCAACTGCTCTAGCTTCGTCTTTTGCTTTTGTCTTTACATCTTCAGTTACCTGATAATTTGCTAGAGTAGGCACAATATTACTCAAAGATATTATCAACGAATTAACAGCCTTGTTCATAGGCTTCGCATCAGGTTTATAAAATAAATTATAATCTTGAGAGACCACTTCTGGGTCTACTCCACTTACTCTTGATAAATAAGGTGATGGGTCTGTTGGTGATTTAGCCATTATCGAACATCCTCTATAGATTTGTCATATTCATAATAATCAGTATTTACGTTATTAGCGTTCTGCTTAGCTTTGTAATCATAATAGTCTCCAGCAAAAGCTAATGCTGAAGCTCCTGCTGTATACATATAGTCAGGTGTTGTTACATAAGTAGACTGAGCATCGTATTGAGTTGTTAAAGCTTCTTGTGTTCTGTCGAATTGAAATTTATTTTTCTGAATATTTCCTAATACAGTATTTCTATAATTTCCTTCACTTCTATAATAATTAGCTAATAAAGTATTAAAAGTATTTCCGTCAAAAGTTTTAGCGGCTTTAAATTTAGCTTTTCTTCTTCTAATTTCTTTTTCAGCTTCTTCTAATTTCTTTAAATTCTTTTCAGTAGATTGTTTTAATTTTAAAGTAGAAGCTTTTCGTCTATAAGCTAAATTCTTTTCCGCAATTTCATTTTGTCTTCTATCTCGTTGCTGTGCAAGTTTTTGTTGAGTAATAGACTGTTGATATTGCATACCAGCCGATAAGCCAGCTACTATTAAAGTTGGGTTACACATTTATATTTTTACAAATTCGTAGAATAATCTACGTTCTACTCCATATCGTTGATGTTTGTTAATGAAAGAGAAGCCCATCCACTTTAACCAATTAATATGTAAAGTGTTTCGAGCATCTACAAAATTATTAAGAAGCTGATAATCTTTTTGAAGAATATCACACACTCCTTTACAATTTCGTATAAAACTTAAACTTATTTTCTTTAAATCTTCTGTGCCGACCATCCAAATTGCTCCGAAGAGTCCTCGTGGTACGACACCAAGCATAGCTACCGGTTTATTCTTTTTATTACAAATGACTAAAGGTACGTCACTTAATTCTAATCCTATTAATAAACTAATTAGAGGTGATAAACCTGATACTGCTTTTATTTCTTGATAATCTTCTTTTCTTAATTTCTTAGCTAAATAAATACAATCTTTTTCAGTAGCAACTCTTAAATGAGGTTTAAGCTGGTTTGACATAATATCCTTGCCACTCCGCATTTACAAAATTTGAAGGTAAATGACTGTCATTGGTAAGTGCAACAACTAAACCTTCATTTCTACTTAATACTGCAAATTCAAAATCTCCATCTTCTAAATTAACTCGGCCAGCTAATCCTGAACCAACAACTGTACCAGTAAAAGTCGAAGTTTCTGTATCTCTTGCTTTTGGTGTTACGCTGGTTTGAAAATAAGATGTATCATTATAACTGACAGTCCAATTACGAATTTGTAATCTACCATCTTTTATTCTTGTTCTTGAACCTGAAGCATATTGCTCTCCTAAAGCCATATATTGCTGTGAGAATGTATAAGTAAAAGTATATTGTTCGCCAATGAAATAATCATAAGCTGTAATATCTCCACTCACTACAATCGAAGTTCCTGTCGCTGAAACTAAAGTAATATCTCTTCCAGCAGTATTTGAAGCTGTCGAAGCTCCAACTAATTTAATTGTATTATCAATCGTGTAAGGAATCGTTATTGTAGTCTGGTCTGTACCAGCATTATAACTTTCACTTACGCCTGTTGTAGCATTAGTAATTTTTCTATCTAAATGAGTTAAATAACTTGCTGAAGTATCTACTGTTGCTGGTGCTACATCAATCGTTTCAATGTAAACGCCATCTGACCTTTCTATTAATAAATATAAAGTCGTTCCAATAAAATCTACATTTAAAATTGTTACATTTGATGTAGTGCCAAAAGTCCATTTGTGCCAAGCACTTTGTAATCTTTTACTGTCTGCATAAAACCACTGATAAATATATAACGCATTAACTTCTGTAGATTTAGAACTTAAAGCAACTAAAACATTTTCATTAGAAGCAATCGCAAATTTAAAAATACTTGAAGGAATATATTTAGGTACGTTGGCGGTGATGTCTTCTCCTTCATTTGTTTCACCATCAGCTTCTACATAGTATTCTCTTAAACCTGTATATTCGCCTTTATTAAAGCCAAAAAATACATTGTTACCTGAACCAACAGGTTTAACTCCATCTAAAGCTTCATATTCAGTTGCTACATCTACAGCAACATTTGAAGGTGTTAATGAAGTTCCACCAGATAAAAGAAATTGTGTCTGGTCAGAAAATATTAATAAATTAGAATTAAATGGAATTGCATTTTTCAGCAAACTAACTTTTGTGTGACTGACATTTATATCAATAACATCTGTATCTAAAACATCTGTAACTGTTTCAGCAAAAAATTCAAAAAATTCACTAGCTCTTGATAAAACTACATTTTCATCTGCTAATAAACCAAGTCTATTACTATGAAAGAAAATATCTTTTATTGTTGTGTCAACAAAAGATGGGTTAGGAGCACTATCTAAATCTCCAACAAGTCTTTCACCCCATTCAGGTACATCGTAAGAAGTAGCTGAAATTGTATAACTTGAACCATCTGCTTGAGTTAATCTAAAATTTCCATCTGCTGTTCTAATAAGCAAATGAGGCATTGTATCGTAATCAAATTTATATTTAATTGCTGGAGCTAAAGTTTCTTCCCACACTGAAGTGCTTGCTACCCATTTCACCCAATAATTATCAAAATTATTAGCGGCATCGCCTTTAATTTCTACAACTTGGCCATCAATTCCTTCTGAAGGTAAATCAGAAAAGTTTTGAACGCTGTCATAAATAATTTGAGAAGCGTTGTCTCCATAGCCATCACTAGCTGAAACTGAAAGCGTGCCAGCCGCTTTAACTACTTTAAAAGATGAATTTCCAATTTTTGTAAACGTATATCCTGATACTGTTCCTATTGCTGTAAATAATCCGTCTCTAATATCTTCAGTATTTGAATTTGTACTTGTAAATGAATAAGTCGTTGAATCTATCGTAACTGAATAATCTATAGCATCAACGCCCTGAGTAACTTGATAAATTGCTTCTTCAACTTTAGCTGTACTCGTTGCTGAATCCATAGCAACAGTTTTTGAAGTATTTATTATGTACGTATAATCATTAACTGTTAAACATTTAAACTCAGTTCTAGGACTGGAAGATGTTAAATAGTTAGTGGCATTAGTTTGAGCTACTACTGTCTTTGCTGTTCCGTCTATATCGTAAACAGAAATAGCTCCGCTTGTAATTGTTACAATATATCTTTCTGAAGTATCTCTATTAATAGTATGAATATATGCGTTAGATAAACTGCTACCAGTTATCTTTGCTACATAATTAGTTGGAGGTCTCTTTTTCAATCCTTCCACAACCCCAGAAAATCCATTCGATTGAACCGATGCCTGATTTTCTAATCGAAGCACTTCAGGTTGTTGTGAAACCCCTCCAATTAAATTTGAAATTGTTCGAGAGATTAAAGGCATTTTATGTACTGTATTTAATAATATTATTTCGATTAATAATTTTGTGTTGGTCTAAACTATCAAAAATATTGTGGTCAGCAGTGTCAGATTCAGTTTGTTTTAATAAAGCTAAAGCTCCTATTTCATCCTGAATAGAAAATTTGTGTATTGATTGTGAGCCTAAAGTTCTATCGTGATAAACTCTACTTGCTCTAATAGTTATATATCTTCTTGCTTGTTCAGGAATATTTTCAAAATCTAAAAGATAAATAACTGTTACATATTCAAAATCTTTATCCCATGTGTAACTTTCTTTAGCTAAGTTATATAAATAATTTCCTCTTAATACTGGGTCGTAAGAAGATTTACTTTCTCTTAGATGGTCAAATTCAATGTGTAAGACATCTGCTCCTACTACTAATTTATTATTTACATCTCTATTAAGAGCTACCTTCCAAGAAGTGTTAAATTTCCATCCAGCACTCTGAACTTCTCTGTTTACCTCATTCAAGATATTTACTGCTGTACTTGCATCTAATGGAAGAACACCAGATAAAGAATTAACCGGAGCTTCTCCAATAGTTGAGAGCATTGTATTAATGCACTCAAGTTGAGTAGTTCTTGTTGTTATTGTTGCCATAATTTTTTAAATAGGTTTGTGGGAAGGCGAAACATAATGCTTCGCCTATCCCTTACGTTAGGTCAATTATTATGAAGTAACGATTTTGCAAGCTGACTCCGGCCTTAGAATCCCGTGGCCTAGGGCTAACTTGGCAACCATTAATGTACCTTGTCTACGAATGTCATATTCTGACTCCATAGCCAAATCCATCAACTTCACTGTACCGATTGCAGATTTATGAAACACAACTGCACCTACTGTAGAAGCATCTACATTGTAAGTATTGTTAGTTCCAGAAATTGCCGCAGATTGGTCAGTAAATGCAGTGACAGCAGTGTTGCTTTTTACAATGTTGATTCCTGCAACTTTAATTACAGTACCATCAGAGTAAACTCCATTCGTTCCACCAAAATCTCTGTTAAGAATTTTATCGTTCTCAACTAGATTATAATAAATTGCTGGCGTAACAACGCAGTATCTATCTTGATTTGGCACATCCTTGTTATCCAATTTTTCTGCCGCATCAAATATAGAAGTAATG